ACGTCGGCTGGATCCTACTCGAAATATCGAGTCTCAGATGGTGCATACATCGCCACATACAATGGCGCTGCATACTCCTCCTGGTACGATTACAGTCGTGATGTGCTTGACGGAAAGCCTTATCCGGACCACCCCTTGACATTAGTTCATCGGACCGTGACACCAGCCAGATATTCTGGTGAAGTCACCGACGCTAATCATTTATACAAGTATGTATATAATGATTACGTCGCGGATCTGAGAAATTATTCCTCAGCTCCGGATGCCGGTGGGCCAAAAGATGGTGTGGGTTACTGGACGACTAAGGCCTTGGCAAATGCCAATCCTAATCGACCAGATGTGGATCTCCCGAACTTCTTGTTTGAACTTCGCGATTTTCCACATATGCTCAAGGAACTTGGAGACGTCCTTAGAGGACGGATCAAGCCTTCGAGCATTCCAGGTGGCTATCTATCCTTACAATTTGGATGGATGCCATTGTTCCGCGACCTCAATACCTTGCTCCACTTGAGCGAGAAAATTGATTCGCGTATGAACTACCTGCTCCAGATAAGCACTGGTAAGAAACTCAACCGTGTTATAGGTCGTGTTTCTCCATACCTGTACGATTCTCGGACCTATCAATGTGGAAGCCATTATTGGCATACCAATCTTTACCGAAAGGAAAAGATTTGGTATTCAGCTAGAGTCACTGCTGACGCTAGCTGGCTCCGCACTCAGGGCCGGCTTGACACTACGGCATTTCGTGCCGTAACAGGTTTGTACCTTAATGCAGCTACGATTTGGGAAGATATTCCTTGGTCGTGGCTCATAGACTACTTCGTGAACATCGGTGACATTTTGGATGCTACAAGGAATTGGATTCCTTGGAACCTCTCCACTATGACACTGATGGTTCATTCGGAGATAGTCTCGGTACCTACCGGATCGGAGAACCTCATTGGTTCTACGGTTGGTCATTCTGGTGGACAAATTTATTCGTCTACCAAGAATCGGTATGTCGTCACGCACCCGAGTCCCGTGTTCCATATGTCACCCTTTCTAACGGGTGAGCATTGGGACATATTGGGCTCCTTGGTCACTAATCGTGCATTGAGAAAGGTTCACTTATGAACCTTTGGTGCACATTCTCGCAGAGATGCGATACATCCCTAAGAAGGAGAACCTGCCATGCTTGGAACCACACTTGGCATCACCTACAACTCGGTGGCTAAGACGCTTTCGCGCGTCAAAGACGATGGTTATTCCGCCACGTACTATCTTGATGATGGTACGGAACGGTTCACCCTCGTTGTCAAGCACACCATCCCTGCCCGTGGTGTCGCCGGCGAGTCGCACATGGTGCGTCTCGACGTCGAACACTATGACGCGAACGGGGAATATCTCCGTACGTCGTCGGCGTGGACTGTCATCAAGACTTTTGATGCTGTCCAGGACTCGGACGATTCGGGATACGCGGTGGATTCCCTAGTGGATCTGCTTGCGCCTACTCTTACGGCGCAGGTGATCGCTCGGGAATCGTAATTCCCGTCCCATTCGGATCGATACAGATGTTTGCGTTTTCGCAAGCATCTCGTCACGGGTACAGATGGTTTGTGTTCCGGCCTTGCAAAACAGCCTCTTTAATGGAGCCTGAAAATGAACAAGGACGAGCACGGCTTGGTTCAGGCGTTGCTTTCGGCATTCTCGGAAGAATGTTCGAAGCGATTTCCCGAACTGAGTCGCCCCGTAGAAGATGACATGCGTCGTCTTCTACGTCTCACCGAAACCAGAGGCCTAAGGACACTCATGATTGATTGTCCTGATGGATGTAAGGTCCTTGACAAGGGCCTTTCGTCTGGTTATCTTGACTCATCTAAGCTCCCAAAATGTTTGGGATCTTGGAAGAACGGTACATACATTATGTATGCTGTTCTAATCAAGATGTTCGATGAGAGTGGTATACTTCGTGATGAATTCGATCCTGACTATGTCCTCTATACACGCCAGATATTTCTGATGTGGAAGAAGATAAGAAAGGATCCCTCAGATGAAGCAATTGCTTCCTCTGTTGCAGAGTTTAACCAAATCGAAAACGATCTTCGCAATCCTGATCTTGATTGGGATTACGATGATCTCGGGGAAACCATTCCTCGATTCGATTGGCCTCTGGAATACATGTCTAGGGATTGTCAGTTCAGACGGCGCATTCCAAGACGACTTCTTGACGTCTTTAGAACGTGCTGTGAAAGGACAATAGCTCAGTTTCCTGAGTTTCTTCCCTACACGATTATACCAAAGCATGGACCCGGTGCTGTTTCAGATCTTAGTTCCAATGAGGATAAGTATCTTTTTCCAAATTGGTCCGCCAGACTTGACGGAGTCTTTCCGCACGAGTTCTTTACTCGTGTGAATGACAACTCTGATCTCACTTATGACTCAATTTGCAATCAAGAAGAGATCCCTTGTAAGTTAATGGCTGTGCCAAAAACTCTCAAGGGTCCCCGACTTATTGCATCTGAGCCAACAGCAAACCAATGGTGCCAACAAGGCATCATGAGATGGATCAGAGAGTATCTCCCTGGTCCTCTCCGGAACTCCATCGACTTCCTCGATCAGTTGCCATCGAGAGAGGCAGCATTAGCTGCATCAATCCATGGCATGTCAGCAACTGTTGATTTATCATCAGCTTCTGACAGACTGTCGTGTTGGACGGTGGAAAGAGTGTTTAGATCTAACTATTCACTCCTCCGTGCTCTCCATGCTGTTCGCAGTAGTCTTATTGCGTCTGGCATTGAGAACTGCAACTTTACACCCTATCGGATGAAAAAGTTTGCAGCAATGGGTTCCGCGGTTACCTTTCCGATACAGTCAATTGTCTATGCTCTGTGCTGCTATGCAGCCATTGCGTATGACACTGGTGCCGATATTTCTTCGGCATCGCTTTGGCGAATATCGAAAAGAGTCCGAGTCTTTGGAGACGACATTATTTTGCCGTCTCACTCAGTCGAGAGCCTGGTCCTTCTGTTGCAATATTTGCAACTCGAGGTCAATGCGTCAAAAACGCATTGGAAAGGTCACTTCCGCGAATCTTGCGGGATAGATGCTTGGAGAGGTTATGATGTCTCTCCAACGTATCTATCTGACCTTATACCGGGTCAGAAACCCTCAGATCTTGTGTCCTGGGTGGCAGTTAGTAATAATTTCCACCGAAATGGTTTTTGGACCATTGCAGGAACGATGTGGGACCATCTTCCTAGTGTTTATAGGAAGTGGATTCCGACATCTAACACAGATCTTGGGGTAATACGTCGCTTCACATTCACACCTGGTACGGTCTCAACCAAAAGAAGATTTAACAAGAATCTTCAAAGGGAAGAGATCCTTGGTTTCAAGGTTAGTACCAGGGAGAGCCGGAAGCGACGTGAGTCCTACAGTAACCTACTTCAATATTTTATTGAAGTTCCTCGTCCTGATTTGGACTGGGAATCGGGTTACATTTGTAGGAATCGTCTCAAGATTTCGAGACGATGGGTTCCATCCTCCTAGGATGGAGGGGGTCTTCTTGGAGGGAGCTTCTCAGTAGAGAAGTAACCTCCTGAAGCCTCGGG